TCAGCGAACTTTCTGTAACTTTTTTTCGCGCAGATCGCGAAGCAGGCGGGCACCGAAGGCCGTCGAGCACACAAAAGTGATTTTTCGCAGCCTGACTCCCTCGGCAATCTGCGCACCCGGCCGGCTGTGAACGACCAACATGTGCTGCAACCAGGCCAGCAACCTCGTGTAGTCCCGAGCATTGGGCCGGCCGCGCTGGACCTCAATCCAGCCCCAGGACTCACGATAGCGCCAAAGCACATCGGGCCGTTTCCCCGCAATGCCAGCCTCTCCACCCGCCCACAGACCTGGGGGTGCGGATTGCATGGAAATCAACAAACAAGCCGCCAAAGCCGCGCAAGCTATACCCGTCGGACGTCGTTCGCGCGGCGAGTAGCCAGTCTCCGAATTCGGCTGCCGCACTACGATCGGGCGATCGTCGGGTGCAAGGCTGCGCAGCGATGACCGAGCACAGAAAAGCCCGGCAGTTGTTTTGATCATCATGGGCCATGATGCGTCGCTTTGGGCCTGGTCAACGCTGATTGCTGACCCAGTCTCATCACATCCCCGGGCAGGGTCCGCAATACGGCCGACGCCGTGAGCTCAGATGGTGGTGCGGCCAGTTCGCAAGCGCTACAAAAACGCCATTCGATTGCAAGGGCACGCAGGATGCATGTGCCATCATCGCCTCTCAGTTTGAGCCCATTTCAGGCTTGTAGTCATTGATGGTCGTTTTGATGGTCGGAATCGACAAGCAAGAAAAAAGCCCCTGAAATCAGGGGCTTAGTTCATGTGTTGGCGGAGAGGGCGTCTTCCAGGAATCGAGAATTCATGCGGTCTCCGGGGCGTGTTCCTGCATCTATAGGCCATCCCACAGGCCATCAAGTTTGCCCTTGGCCACGCCAGACACTGGCCACTCCGGCCCCCCAGGAACGAAGAAAATCAAGAATTCCGGGGTGGGTTCGGGAAAAGTCTAACTTTTCTAACATTTCTCATCAACTGCCCGGGAAGCCTTTGCCAGTGCGGGTTTCAGTGATTCATAGGAACCTAACTTTTTCCTAATCTGAACCTAATTTGTTAGATTCTTGAAACCTAATTCGTCAAAGAAAAATATTCATATAAATCAATGACTTGGAGTGGTCCCTAATTTTTATTAGGTCAGATTAGAAAGTTTTCTAACCATCAGAACCCAGCATTCATGCGGGTTTCAAGGCGGTTTTGATGGCCCATTGGAAAGATTAGGTTTTCCCCGAACCTTTCCCGGATTTGGCTTCTGGATCCGGATGGAGCATTCCCACCGGCAACCGGCAAGGGCCCGTGAAATTCCGTCAAATCCCGTCATCTGAGTGGCTCCGAAAACCGCCCGCGAGGCCGCACCAGGCCTTGCGCTGCATGGGGTCGGCAGGGCCGTCAAAAGAGGCCCATTAAGCACGGGGGCGCGGCGGGGTCTCGTCCGCGCGCCGTGGGTCTCGATGGGCATGAACGCGCGGTCACAACGGCAGGGGTGTCGGGGCGGTGGGAGTAGGGCAGGGAAGGGCGCAGGCGGCCCCCTGGGCGCCGATCAGGTCGGAGGCAAGGCTGCGCGGACTGGATCAGCTCTCGGCGCTTCCTGGGCGGTTTAAACGCTGGAGTGGGGCCGAAAAAAAAGGCCATCCGATGGGATGGCCTCTGGGGGGCTGGTGATCAGTGTCGATGCGTGGTCAATCGATCGCGAAGTTCGTGATGATCAACTCGCCCTTGGGCGCCCGAGGGCGGCCGGCACCGCCCACACTGTAGTTGATCGACACCTCCCGCATCGGGAACCGCTTGAAGGCATCACGCATCTCGGGGATGTCGTTAACGCTGACCACGGTCTTGCCCTTCATGGTGCCCATCGCCTCGGCCATCATGGCATATTGCTCCAGGCCAAACTCGACCCCGTAGCCCTCGGTTCCCCAGTAGGGTGGGTCCATGTAGAACAGCGTGTGGGGGCGGTCGTACCGCTTCACACAATCCAGCCAACTCAGGTGCTCCACGGTGACCTGGTGCAGGCGCAGGTGGACAGCGCTCAGATCTTCCTCGAGGCGCAACAGGTTCAGGCGAGGGCGGCTGGTGGTGGCAGTGCCGAATGTGGGGCTTTCGACCTTGCCGCCGAAGCCGCACTTCATCAGGTAAAAGAAGCGCGCCGCGCGCTGGATCTCTGTCAGGGTCCGCGGTGGGGTGGCTGACAGCCAGCCATAGATCTCACGGCTGGTCAGGGCCCAGCGGAACTGGCGCACGAACTCGTCGAGGTGGTGCTGCACCACCCGATACAGGCTGACCAGGTCGCCGTTGGCGTCGTTCAACACCTCGACCTTGGTGGGCTCTTTCAGGAAGAACAACGCCGCGGCGCCGCAGAAGGGCTCGACGTAGCAGCTGTGCTCAGGAAACAGGGGCAGGATGTGCTTGGCCAGGCGGCGCTTGCCACCGATCCAGGGCACCAGAGGGGACGCGGCCGGCTGGCCGCCTTCTTCGATCATTTCGCTCACGCGCATCGTCATCTTTCGTTTCAGGGGTTGATGACGCTCGGTGGCGTTCTGGGCTGGGGCTCTCGGCCCGCAGGATGTTCAAGGTCCCGCAGCGCGGGCACTTGATGTCCAGTCGAACAAAAATTGCCACCGCCAGCTTCTTGCTGCAGTGGCCACATCGAACTTCTTTCGGTTCTTGCATGTCGGCATCGCCTTATGATCGCCCCGCCTGTGCACAGGTGACGGGGTCGTTTGGCCAATGCCGTGCTCCATCACGGCGGAGGGGTTTGTGCTGGGTGTTGACGCACCTGGTGCACTCGCCCCGTCTTTTTTTGGGGGAGGTCTATCCTCCCCCGCCGGGGGCGGTCGGGCTGACCGTCACCTCGTATTTCTCAAACTGCACCACCTCTTCGCCCAGCCAGTCGTTCAAGGCCAGGAAGCGCGCCTGCAGGGGCTCGATCTCGTTGGTGGCAAACACCTGGGCCGCAGGCACGATGGCGCCAAAGCCGCCCGTATTGCTCGGCACGATGCCCAGCAGCTGGGGCGGGATGCGATGGGCCGCAAGCACGTCGTCGCGGCTCACGTTCTTGATGTTGAAGAAGTCATCCTTGGCGGCCACTTCGCTCACGGGGATCAGCTGGATGCCGTCCTTCTTGCCATTGGGGCTGTACAGGAACAGATTGCGGAAGTTGCCCGGCCCCTTGCTTTGCTTGAGCGCTTCGCGGATGCCGTCAATGTCGCTTTGGCTTTGGGCCGTGTCGCTGATGTACAGGATGAAGCCGGCGTGGCTACCGTTGTTGAAGTAGCGCCGGCGGAACAGCGTGGCGGACTCATTGAGCCATGCGGCCTGCAGGGCGCTCAGGTACTCGGGCAAGCCATAGACCTCCTGCTCGATGTCGGCTTCCTGCAAGTGGAACACCCGGCCGGTGTTGAATTCATGCTCGTCGGCGCCGTTGCGCACAAAGAAGTACTTCTGCAGGTCCACCCCGCGGCGGGTGTACTTGGCCATCGTGTGCGACAGGCCCAGGGTGCCACCCAGTCGGTTGACCTGGTGCTCAAGGTAGGCATTGCCGAAAACCAGGAAGTCGAGCGCGAAGCGGCTAAACACCTCGGTGCTCAACAAGCGGTGCGGTTTGAAGGTCTTGGCAAGGATATTCCGCTTGAAATAGATCGCGCTCGAATGGTGGGTCGAAGCCCTGAACGACTTGGCCAGCCCCGACCAGCTCATCGGCGGTTCGTACCAGCGCCCATTGCTCCAGCACTCCAGGTAATCGAGCAGCTCGCGCCGGTCCATCACCGGGGTGGGGTCGCCGAAGGTGAAGGCCTCCATGCGACCGGCTTTTGCCGCCTGGTCGGCGTGGGCGACCTGCGCCGGCGCCAGGGCCTGTGTCTCGTCTTGCATCAAGAAATCTCCATGATCGATTGGGATGAACTGGTCTCGCCGTCCAGCGATTCGTTGTCCATCGCATGCATGCAGGCCCAGGCCAGGTCGGCGTGGCCGGTGACCTCATTGCGGCCCGCGTCGTATGTGACCTGTCGGCCGCTGGCCGTCATGACCCGTTTGATGGCCATGAAGGCCTGGGCCAGATCCGTGAAACCAGCGTCGAACTCAAGGCGACCCTTGCGGATCACGCTCTGGGCCTTCAGCACCAAACGAGACTTGATCTCGAGGTTGTACTGATAGCCCTTCACTGCTGGGAAGAACTTCTTCACGATCTGATACACGCCCTGGCCAAGCCCCGTTGTGTCCATACCGATGTGAGCCACATTGAAGCGCTCGGTGATCTTGCGGATCACCTCGGCCTGAGCTTCGAAGTCGTTGCCCTTGAGCTGGTGCCTCTCCAGCACCCGGAACTTGCCACCAGGCGTGCTGGGAGGGGCCAGCACCACCAGGCCGGCAGAGTCGCCCGATAGCGCCGGGTCATAGCCCACCCACACGGGCCGGTAGCCAAAGGGGCGCACGCTGAACGGTTTGACGTCGCCCCACTCGTCCCAACTGTCGACCATGCAGCGCTGCAGATCAGCCAGGGGGAACATGCTGAAGCTGTCGTCCAGGAAGCCGCACATCAGCAGGTTCTCGAACTCCTCAGTCGAGTACTCCAGCCGCAGCTCGTCGATGTCGAACAGGTTGCAGCCGCCGCGCATGGCGTCGACGATGGTGCAGATCTGCCGCCAGATCTTGTCCTCGCCCGTGAAGCCGCCTGCCAGCCGGTCGTGGCTCAGGTCCAGGCTGATCCGGTCTTCCTTGGCCTTCTTGCGATTGAAGCGAGCGCCGCTCCACAGCGCGTAGGCCTCATGCTGAATGCTCGACGGTGTGGAGAAATAGGTTTTCCTCCAATGCTTGTGCATGGCCATGCCCGAGGCGACCTTGTTGAGCTCGTCGAACTTGCGCGTCCAGAAGCACTCGTCGAAATAGAAGTTGCCGTGGTAGCCCTGGGCCGTCAGCGCGTTGGTGCCCAGAAAGTACAGCGTGGCGCCATTGCTCAGCACGATGGGGTCGCCCGACAGCTCAATGCCGCAGGCCTCCTTGGCGAAGGCGATGATGTACTGCTTGAAGATGTGCGCCTGCGCCTTGCTGGCCGACAGGAAGATCTGATTGCGCCCGGTGGCGATCGCATCGGCCAGGGCCTCGCGGGCGAAGTACCAGGTGGCGCCGATCTGCCGGCTCTTGAGGATGAAGCGCGTGCGCGCCTCGCTGTTGCGAAACCAAACCTTCTGGTAATCGAACAGTGAGTCACGGAAGGCCTCCAGCAACTTCTCGTGCTCGTCCTCGGTGAAATGGTTGCGCTCGGGCTTCTTCTTCGGCGCACTGTTGCGCCGCTCGATCGCTGGGTTGAGATCGGCTTCTTTGCCTGTCTCACCGTATTTGTGCACCCGGGCCAGGCGCTCGATCTGCCGGCCCAGCAGGTCGATCTCTTTGAAGTCGCCGCCGGTCTTGGTGTCCTTCATGACCAGTTGCACCAGCCGGGTCTCCAGTGCGGCCTCCACGCGCTGCACGGGCTGGGCCTTGTCCCATTCCTCGGCGTCCTTCCAGCCCTGAACCGTGCTACGCGGCTCGTCGATGTACTCGGCGATCGACGAGATCCGCCAGCCCTGCCAGTACAGGTGCCGTGCTTCGCGGCGCTTGTCGGAGTCCAGCCCATCGGCTGGTTTTTCACGCTTGAAACGCTTTGGGACGATGACGGCTTCATTCATGCCGTCGAGCGTATGGGCGTCGCTCAGTTTCGTTGACAGGTTCTGGTTGTGTACGGGCCGTACACAACCAAAGGTCGTTGAATGAGCCGCCGGGCGGCGCGACGATGGCAGCTACTCGTTACCAACCCCGGAGTAGCGCCATCATGGCCCAAAAATCTAAACTTTTCCGCGTCGCCACTGAAGGCGCAACCACCGACGGACGAGTGATCCAGAAGGACTGGATCACGCAAATGGCGGCCAACTTCGACCCGAAGAAGTACGGCGCCCGCGTCTGGCTGGAGCACTACCGCGGCATCGCGCCTGACGGTCTGTTCAAGGCCTACGGCGACGTGATCGCGGTCGAGGCCCGCCCGGTCGAAGACGGCAAGCTGGCCCTGTTCGCGCAGATCGAGCCTCTGCCCGAGCTGGTAGCCATGACCAAGGCCAAGCAGAAGATCTACACCTCGATCGAGGTGAACCCCAAATTCGCCGACACCGGCGAGGCTTACCTCACGGGCCTGGCCGTCACCGACAGCCCGGCCAGCTTGGGCACCGACATCCTGGCCTTCGCGGCGCAGAACCCGAAGGCCAGCCCTCTGGCCGGCCGCAAGAGCCACGCCGAAGCGCTGTTCTCCGAAGCCATCGAGGTTTCGCTGGAGTTCGAGGAAGACAAGCCCGAAGACGCGGGCTTGGTCACCAAGTTCATCGCCTCGGTCAAAACTGTGACCGAGAAATTCAACGGCAAGGCCAAGGGCGACGACGCCCGGTTCTCTGCCGTGCTCGAAGCACTGGAAGAGGCCGGCACGGTGATCGCCGACCAGGCCGAGAAACACGCCACCCTGCAGGCCGACCACGACAAGCTCGCCAGAGCCTTCGCCACCTTGCAGGGCCAGCACACCGAGCTGGTGAGCAAGCTCGGCACCACGCCTGAGCAACAGCACAGCCAGCGCCCGCCGGCCACCGGCAACAGCGGCCGCATCCAGACCGACTGCTGACCTGTCTCAGCAACCCAACCTCAATCGCATCAACCCGGAGCCCCTCCATGCGCAATGAAACCCGCCAGGCCTATGCTGAGCTGCTGAGCCAAATCAGCCGCCTGAACGCTGTGGCCGACGCCACCAAGCAATTCACCGTCTCCCCCAGCGTCCAGCAGAAGCTGGAAAGCAAGATTCAGGAGTCTTCGGACTTCCTGAGCCGCATCAACATCTCGCCCGTCACCGAAATGCAGGGCGACAAGCTGGGCCTGGGTGTGTCCGGCCCGGCCGCCAGCCGCACCGACACCACCACCAAAGACCGCCAGACCCGCGACATCAGCACGCTGGACAGCCGCGGCTACCAGTGCGTGAAGACCAACTCAGACACGCACATCACTTATGCCAAGCTGGACGCCTGGGCCAAGTTCCCCGACTTCCAAACCCGTGTGCGCGACCTGATCGTGCGCCGCCAGGCACTGGATCGCATCTTGATCGGCTGGAACGGCGTGAGCATTGCTGCGGACACGGACCTTGCCGCCAACCCCTTGCTGCAGGATGTGAACAAGGGCTGGTTGCAACACCTGCGTGAAGACGCGCCGGCCCGCGTTTTGAAAGAAGGCAAGGTCGCGGGCAAGATCACTATCGGTGTTGGCGGTGGCAGCGACTACCAGAATTTGGACGCTCTCGTTTTCGACGCGATCAGCGGCCTGGACCCCTGGTATCAACAAGACCCCGGCCTGGTTGTCCTCATGGGTCGCAACCTGCTCACCGAGAAGTACTTCCCGTTGGTCGACGTGAGCCAGGCGCCCAGCGAGACGCTGGCGGCCGATATCGTGATCAGCCAAAAGCGCGTGGGCGGCCTGCAGGCTGCGACCGTGCCGTACTTCCCCGACAACAAGCTGCTGATCACCACTTACGACAACCTGTCGATCTATTGGCAGGAGGGCGCTCGTCGACGTCGCATGGAAGAAAACCCCAAGCGCGATCGCATCGAGAACTACGAGTCGTCGAATGATGCCTACGTGGTTGAAGATCTCGGCCGCGCTGTGATGGCCGAAAACATCGTCTTCGCCTGATTGGGGTTGTCGAGATGAGCACGCCATTTCGCCGCCACCAGATGCGCGTGCTCGCCGAGCAGGCCGCCCTGGCCACCCCCAACGGGGGCCAGATCGAAGGTTCAGCCTACGAGCTGATGCTGGCCCAGCTCTACGAGCACCGCCGCACCCTCAAAGCCATCCAGTCGGTGGAACGCAAGATCGAGGCCAAGCGCACCATGCTCGCCGACTTCGATGCCTGGATCGATGGCGCCCTGGCCGGTGGCCAGGGTGGCCAGGACCTGGTGCTCACCAGCGTCATGGTCTGGCACCTGGACGTGGGCAACTGGACGCGCGGCCTGCAGATCGCCGAATACGTGCTGCAGCATGGCCTGGCCCTGCCCGACCAGTACAACCGCGACACCGCCACCCTGCTGATCGACGAGACCAGTACCGCCGCCCTGGCCGGGTCACTGACCGGCCCCGACGCCCTGGTGGTGCTGGCCCGGGTCGATCAGATGACGGCTGAACGCGACGCCCCCGACCAGGCCCGCGCCAAGCTGCACAAGGCCATCGGCTACGCCCTGATGGGCAAGACGCCCACCACCGAGCCCGACATCACCACGCTGGACCCGGCCCTGGCGCGCCGCGCCATGGACCAGCTGCAACGCGCCCACCAGCTCTTCGGCCAGGTGGGCGTCAAGAAAGACATGGAGCGCCTGGAGCGAAGGCTGAAGGCCTCGCCCGGCCCCGACTGAGCGTACCCCGCACCCTGGCGGCTCGGGGTGCCGATGGAGCTGGCTGAGGCCAGCCCCTGACGCACCCCGACCACCGCCACCTAATTTTTGATTGCCCACCATGAGCTTTCTCGCCACCACATCCCCACCCACGTCGACCAGTGAACCCGCGATCGAGAACGATCCATGGTTTCCGGAGATCGACCTGGGCGCGCTGCGCTCTGCCTGTCGGCTCGATGGCACGGTCACTGTGGCCCGGCTGCGCGAGGCCGCCGTGGCGTCCATGCTGAGCGTCAACCGGGAGCTGGCCGGGTTCAAGTTGGGGCACATCGCCAGTGGCCACGGCACGCTGGGCGATATCCCGGCTGACCAGGTAGGCCGATCCAGCGTCCTGGTGCTGCATTACCGCCGAGCGGTGTACAGCGCAGTGCAGGCCGAGCTGGTCGAGGAATACCGCGACATGGACACCACGGGCAAGGGCGACAAGAACGCCGACGCCCTGGAGCCCCGTGCCGACACGCACCGCCGCAACATGCGCTGGGCCCTCAGTGACCTGCTCGGCCAGCCGCGCACCACCGTGGAACTCATCTGATGGCCACCACGCTGCAGGTCATGGCGAGCGATGGAGACACGGTGGACCAGCTCTGCTGGCGGCACCTGGGCCGTACTGCCGGCGTCACCGAGGCCACCCTGGCCGCCAACCCCGGCCTGGCAGCAATGGGCCCGCATCTGAAAGCCGGGGTCATCGTTGACCTGGTGATCGTGCAGGCAACAAGCCCTGAATCCGTTTCGTTATGGGACTGACTTTTTTCACACGTAGGAACCGAAATGGCAAATAAGCAAATGCCGGCCCTTGGTCGGAACGTTTTCAAAATGCTGGTTGACCTCTTCAACGGCAACCACGCGGAGGTCGTGTCATCGCTCGAAGGCGCGGTGATCACCAGCGATGGAAATGTGATCCATCCACCGAGCCTCGATCAGGTGCTGGCTTATGACCAGGCCACCGGGAATCTGATCAAAACCACAGTCACCGACACCTCTGGTGTGGCCTACAGCCAGAACCTGACTTGGACGGCTGGCAAGTTGACCGCAATTTCCAAGTGGGTGAAGCAATGAGCATTACTGACCACATCAAGGAACAAGCAGCAGTGGGCCAAGGTTTGGCCGCTGCCCAGCTTTCTTCCCTTGGTTCCCCTTTGGTGACTGCATCCGGTCTCACGGTGAAGGTTCCTCAATTCACCATTGGCGGACTCACCTTTCAGGGCGGATCCATTTCCCTCCCCGCTGCAGGCACCTGGTTTGTAGGCGTCGAGATTTTTGGCGGAACTGTCCGTTGCCTTCCTCGCACCGGCCACCGCGGATGGATCCCACTCGCACGACTGGTGTGTTCAGGCACTGTCGTCACTGATATCAGGCAGATCCATCCGGTGATGCCAGTGTGTCGCATCCCTCGAACGATGGAAAAGCTGCGCAGTGGCACGCCGATCAAAGTGCTGGTGATGGGGTCGTCCTTGGCTGAAAGCACGGGCACAGATACCTGGTCCGGAATGCTGTTCAACCAAGCCTCCAACGTGGCGAAGTACCGGCTTCCGGGAACTATCACTTTGAATAACGTGGCGTTGGGTGGAGCCCCGAATCAGTACCAGTTGGCTCAATCTGGTTTTGCGTCGACCATGGGCTCTTTCAACTACTCGAACGGGGTTGTGCCAAATGTTTTCTTGCCGACGACTCGGCCCAGTGGGCGCTCGGCAATGTTCGAAGGCATCGATCTGGTGGTTCTGACCGTTTTGGCAAATGGTGGTGACTATCGACTCCAGAGCATTGAACCGGTGGTGCGAAACCTTCGTAAGCAGGGGCTGGAGGTAATCCTTTGCACGGATAACCCCCAGAACCCGACTCAGGACTACGGCCAGCTTTCCAACTCCCTGCTTTATGTCGATGGTCCAGATGTGATGCGCATTGCTGACACCTATGGTGTCGAGCTGGCAGATACGGCTGCATATGTGTTCGACGCATACATGCGGTACCCGGCGGCCTCCATCTATCGCGATTCCATTCACATGTTTTCGGCCCAGCCGGCGGGCCGAAATGTTCAACCGGCAGGCGGGTACGAGGTTTGGGCTCGTGCTATTCGAAGCCTTTTCACTGTGGACGCCAATGCGGCTGGAACTTCAACACAGGCCTACAACTTCGAGTCTGACTTGCCGTCAGATTGGATCAACTATGGCCTCGGTACGACCACTGTTGCAGGTGGGAAGCTGTTGGTTACGCCTGCTGCTGATGGGTTGAAATGGGGTACCCAAGTCAAAATTCCTCCCATCAAGTCCGGTGACACTGTGACAGTGGTATTCGATCTGGGGCAGCCCGGCGTTGGGCTTCCATCACTGGAAGTTGGATTCCAAGGGGGCGGCGCTGGCTGGGGAAGTGTCGTCAACGGTGGCGGAAACACCGTGGGAACCAAGAACATCACTCTCACGGCGAGCCGGGATATCCCATCGGATGGGCGTGTTCTGTTTTATGTGAACTCGGGCGCCAGTGCCTTCACGCTGGACAACGTCACGGTCACGGTCAATTCATCGTTCGAAGGGGTTGCCTACGACCTGATGCCTGCTCGCGCATGCGAGGCGAGACCGCTTCCCAGGTCTCGTTTGGTCACTGACCTGAAAACGCCAGGCGATGCGTTCGTGATCCTTCCACACAATGAAGCGCACCTTATTGCAGCTGATCCGAACGCTGGGACGCTCGGTGCACATCCGGCTGGTGGTGGATCATTTGCTCGCCGGTTCGCACCATCGATCGTCGGCGCGGCCAATGATCTTCTGACTGTGGCCGCAGGGAAGATGTGCGCAATTTCCGCCTTGGGAGCAGTCGGCTTCTCTGTGATTCATTACACCCAAGCCGGTGATGCTGCGGTGACGATCGATGTTTTCAAGGACAACGTCTTCCAAAAGACGGTCACGATTGCGGCATCGACGATCACAAGAGAAATTCTTGTCCCGATCTACAGCCCTACGGATTGGAATCAAAACTCAGCCTCCCCAAGCTTCGGGGTCATTGACCTGCGTGTCACTGCGGGTTCTCTCCGGGTCTGTGCCCTCGTGGCATTGACTTTCGAGATTGACTTCGTCATGCCGGAGGAGATCAAGCGTGTGGGCACGTGGACTGGCCGGGTCAGTGGTGGAGCTCCAACAATGATCGGGTACGCCACCGACACAAAAGACGACTACGCCTATGTGACCTGCCCTCCAACTGGTCGCCGGGTCGGCTGGATCATGTCTGGTAAGCCGAACAGCAAGCCGGTGAACTTCTGGAGCGGACGATCTCAATCCATGGCCACGGCCACTGTTGGGGTGAACCACATCTTTTGTCAGGGCAACCTTGTTGGGCCAGGTGAGGTTCACTACGCGCAGCTCAATGAAACGCTCGTCGGCGGTGGCGGGGCTGCAAACGGTTACGGAATGCACATTGGTGGAGTCGTAATCGTCAATGACCGGTGACTGAATAGCTGCCGAGTCAGCCCAAGAGAAATGACCAGGACCATGAGAAACATGGATCCTGGTCAGATGCAACCCGAAGCTGATTGGCTTTGGGGTTCATCGGGAAGATGCAAATTTATGCAGATAGAGCTGAACACCATGAACGACCCGAAGGCCCCGCGCCTCATCTTCGATCCCACCATCAACCTCGGCCACGTGCTCACGTTCGCCGGGTTCATTGCCACCGGCTTCGGCGCCTACAGCACGCTGGACAAGCGAGTGGCCATGCAAGAGCAGAAGACCCTGATCGCCGAGCAGAAGGCCTCGGAGCAAGACCAGCGCAATTCCGAGGTGCTGCGCGAGATCAAGGCCGATCTGAAGGACGTCCGCCGCTCGGTGGACGACGTCAACCGCAACCTGTCCCGGAGCCGCCCATGAACTTGGCCAACCACCCGCGCCTGCGCGCCATCTTCAACCTCGACGCCTGGGTGCTGATCGTCATCGGCCTGGTGCTTTTCGGTGCCCGCACCCCGCTGCAGGACTCGGCCACTGGTATCAACCTGCCGCTGCTGGCCACCGTGCTGCAGCTCTCCGGCTTCATGTTCTGCATGGCGGGCCTGCAGGTGCTGCTGAGCCTGCTGGTCTGGCCCCAGATCAGCGTGGGCGAGCTGCTGCAGCACGCGGTGCAGCAAGGCGACTTTGCGGCCAGCGTGATCTTGCTGGGACTGTTCATCTACAACGGGCTGTGCATGCTGGCGTTTGTGTTGTGGGTGGGGTCCAGCATGAGCGGCGGCGTGGGCCTGGTGGGCCTTGGGGCTGTCGGATGATTCCGCCCAACGCCACCGCCGTCCTGGAGCTGCTGCAGGCACTGGTGCCGGCCTACTGGCCCGCCATGCCCGCACCCAGCTTCCTGGCGGCCCAGATCGAGCAGGAGACCTGCCCGAGCCCACAGCACCGCATGTGCTTCAGCGAGCGTGCTGAGCTGCGCACCGCGCGCGAGTACGGCTTCGGCCTGGGCCAGCTCACGATCACACCTCGCTTCAACGTGTTCGAGGAAGTCAAGCGCATGCACCGCGACCTGGCCGACTGGCGCTTCGAGGATCGCTTCGACCGCCGCCGGCAGTTGATCGCGCTGGTGGTCAAGGACAGGGCGCACTTCCGGAGCTGCAGCGCCCTGATGGCTGATGCGCCGGCGGCACTGGCCTGCACCGCGGCCCAGTACAACGGCGGCGCTGGTGGCTTCCTCGCGGATCGGCGGCTGTGCAGCAACACCTCGGGCTGCGACCCGCGCCAATGGTTCGGCCACATCGAGCACACCAGCACCAAGGCCAAGACGGCCGTGGCCGGCTACGGCAAGAGCTTTTTTGAGATCAACCGCGAGTACGTGCGCAACGTGATGCAGGTGCGCCGAGCCAAGTACTCCTCCTTGATGGATGCCACATGAACGACTTCAAACAGAATGCCCTGGCTTTGGGCCTGTCCGCCTTACTGGTGGTGGGCCTGAGCCTGCTGACCTACCAGCTCGGCTTTCAGCGCGGCGAGGTCCGGGCCCAGGCCGAGGCGCAGGCCCGCGAGGCCCAGATCAATGCTGACCACGCCGAGGCCCTGCTGCGCGCCACCGACCGCGAGCAGGCCATCGAACGAAACCTTCGGACCGAGCTGGTCGAACTGCAAACCCGCCTCAACCTGGATGCCCAAAATGCGAAACAAATCAGTGATCGCTCTGCTGCTGCCGTGCGCTCTGGCGCTGTGCGCCTGTCAATCCCCGTCGCAAGTTGCCCTGCGGACGGTGGAAGCCACCCGGGCACAGGTGCCGGATCTGCCGGCGGAGATCGGAACCAAGCGCGTGCCCAACTTGCGCCTGAATATGGACTTGCTCTTACTGCCATCGCCGACGCAGGAGACGACAGCATCCGGCAGCTCAACGCCTGCATCGACGCCTACAACGCCGTGAAGGTGCGCCTGAACACAAAGCCAACAGGCGAGGCCCATGCTCAAGCCCGGTAGCCTGCGCGCCCACATCGAGGCGGCCGTGCCCGATCTGCGCACCAATCCCGACAAGCTGTCGGTGATGGTGCGCTCGGGCCGCCTCATCACAACCGGCACCGGCTCACTGTCGTTTGAGTACGCCTACACCCTGCAGTTGGTGGTG